CCCGCCCGAGCAGGAGACCGAGGACGATGGACCGCTGGTGACTGGCACCATCGCCGCTCCCGAGGACTTCCGCCAGTGGGCCACGGGCACGACCTTCGTGTTCACGAGTGCTCAGGCGAACACCTTCCTTAACGACAAGTTCTGGATCAGCCTGATGGCGCTGGTCGAGGACCGGCAGGCGCAACTGCACATCAGCCGCTTCACCTATAACAAGCAGCAGTACGGCAAGAACAGCGTGAAGCCGGGCAGCGCGGAAGCGAGCGACAAGGACGACATCTGGTTCGACCCTCGGATCGAGCCGTTCGTGTCGGACGAGAGCGTGCAGATCGCAGCGGACCTGATCTGGTGCGGTGAACTGAACATCATCCCCACGCGGGTTGACCCGATCACCGGCTTCGAGAACTACGGACGCGGTGCCAGCATTATCATCCCGCACACCAAGATGGCGATGCGCAGCGTACCGACCATGAAGAACGACCCGGCGCGCTTCTGCTACACCACCGGCACTGTGACCGCTCGGAACTACATCGAGAAGGCCGCAGGGCAGAAGGCCAGCTTGCACCACGTCTACGGTGCGCTGCTGGTCGAGGTCGATGAGAACGGCCACTGGTGGGCACGGCAGATCAACGCCGACAACTCAGGCACGATCTACGACCTGACGGACAAGTACACCGCTGATGGACAGATCGAGCGCCAAGTGCGGGCAAAGGTGGTCACTCATGGCGACTTGCACGGGAACAAGGTTGACCTGTCCGTGCTGGAAGTGATGAGCGACGTGATCGACGTGCTCTACCCCGAGCATCAGGTGTTCCACGACACGGTGGACTTCCAGCCGCGCAACCACCACAACAGGGACGATCCGCACTTCCTGCACGAGATGCGGGCCAAGAAGCGCGAAAGCGTCGAGGGCGAGTTCCAGTACATCGCGAGCAAGATGTCCTCGCATCTGGCCCGACCGGGCACGGTGCACCACATCGTGACCTCGAACCACGACCAAGCGGTCGAGGGCTGGCTGCGGGACACTCGGGCGTTCCACGATCCTGCGAACATGCGGACGTGGCTCGACCTGAACGGCCTGTGTGCACGGAAGCGTGAGCAGGGTGAACACCCTCGGCCCTTCTGGACGCTGATGAAGCGTTACCTGCCGCAGAACTACCGCTGGAACATCGTGCACGAGGACGACAGCCTCATCATCGCCGGGATAGAGCACGGCCTTCACGGGCATCTCGGGCCGAACGGTGCACGCGGCAACCCGAAGAACCTCCGGTCGGTCGGCAAGGCCAACACCGGGCACACGCACTCCGCAGGCATCACTGAGGGGGTGTACACCGCAGGCGTTTTCGGGCAACTCGACATGGGCTACAACAAGGGCCTCTCGTCGTGGAGCCACTCGTTCATCTTGACCTACGAGAACGGGAAGCGGACGATCTGCACCATTCGTGATGGGAGGGCTTGGCGATGACCGAGCGACAGAGGCCCTATTGGGAGTTCATGCGGAACGGTGGTGCCGAAGGGCACCCCGACAACCGCAAGCCTTACCTGTGGGACGTGTACCTCGCAGGGTCACTGCGGAACCCGGCCATTCCTTCGATCATGGAGGAACTGCACATCAAGGTGAACGCCAAGGTGTTCGCTGACTGGTACGCAGCGGGGCCGGAAGCTGACGACCACTGGAAGGCGTTCTACAAGGGCGTGGGATACACCTACACCAAAGCCCTGAAGGAACCGGCCAGCGTCAACACCTTCGAGTTCGACCGGCGCAACATGCTGGCGAGCAAGACTATGGTGCTGGCGCTGCCTGCGGGCAAGAGCGGGCACATGGAACTCGGGTGGTTCCTCGGACGAGGCACTCCGGGCTACATCCTGCTCGACAGCAACGAGGATCGCTGGGACGTGATGTACCAGTTCGCCACTTGCGTGACTGCGGACATGGACGAACTGGCGGCATGGCTCAGAAAGGACTTGGGAAAATGAGCGTGGAACTCACGAAGGCCACCGCGATGCGCATGGCCGGGCACTACGATAAGGAGGCACAGCGCCTCATCGACCAGTATGGCACCGGCGTGCGGCCCTCGTGGGTATCGTGCGACCTCGGTATCGCACAGCACCATGCGGCCCGCTGGCGCAAGCTGGCCGAGGTGCTGAAGGATGAAGCCGATGGCTGATCCGATCTGGATGCGCGTTTCGTCGGGCAGGTACATCAACCTCGCGACCTTCAGCCCGGCAGACGTTGCGCTCACCGACATCGTGACCGCACTGTCTCACATCAAACGGTGCAACGGGCACCACGGGAGGATCGAACCTCTGAGCGTGCTTCAGCACTCGATGCTGACTGCGGACCTCGCAGAGCACGAGGGCGTACCGGCTTCGCTGGAATACGCTTGCCTGATCCATGACGCACACGAGGCGTACATCGGAGACAACACCACGCCGAACAAGATGCTGATGGGCATTGTGGAGCCGCCGCACATCAAGTCGGCAGTACGCTTCGCCCTCGGCGGTTACATCGGCCCGGAGACCTACCACGCCGTCAAGCGGTACGACTACGCCGCACTGGAAGTGGAGCGCAAGGCGCAGTGGAAACCCGTGCCCGAGGACGACCAGTTCTGGCCACCCAGCTACCTCGGCATTGACGGCGACCTCGCCCTCAAGCTGCACAGGAAGTACCTGAACATGGGTGCTGACCACTTCATGGACCGCTGGGCCCGCCTGTGGCTATCTGCATAGGAGAGACACATGCTGATCGGATTGAGCGGCAAGGCGGGGTCGGGAAAGAGCACCGTCCCCCGCTACCTGAACGACAAGGGCTTCGGCACTCGCAAGTTTGCCGGGCCTCTCAAGGCGATGATCGCCGCTCTGCTCGAACAGCAGGGAGTTTCACCCGAGACCACCCCCGACTTCATCGAAGGGCACCTGAAGGAAATCCCAACGGACTACCTCGCAGGACGCAGCCCGCGCTACGCAATGCAGACCCTCGGTACGGAGTGGGGGCGGGGGCTGATTTCGCAGAACTTTTGGGTCGATGCTGCGATGAAGCAGATCGTGCCCGGCGACGGCGACATCATCTTCGATGACGTGCGCTTCCCGAACGAGGCACTCGCAATCCGCAGGGCGGGCGGTGTCGTGGTGAACGTGGTTCGACCGGCTCTTGACCCGGTTGAGGCGCACGCCAGTGAGGAAGCGCTCGCGGACTTCGCCTTCAACTACGTGATCTACAACGACAGCACGATGAACAAGCTGTACGAGCGGATCGACACATTCCTGCGCTGGTACGCTGAGCGCATGACTGCAATGTACGGGAGCAATCAATGAGCACCATCCCACTCGCGAAAGGCTTCAGCGAGAAGCACCTGAAGTTCCCCGTGTTCCTGAGCCACAAGATCGACGGCGTGCCGGTTCGCATCGACATCGACGCGGACGGCAACCACACGAGCCGCACCCGGCAGGGCAAGGACGTTCCCTCGGTGCGGCAACTGGTGCAGAAGTTCGCAGACGAGTTCCGGGGCAACGCTGCGCTGGGCTACTTCGACACGCCCTGCACGCTGATCGGGGAAGTCCACCAGCAGGGCGACCCGTATGCGGACTTCAAGGACACCAGCGGCATCGTTCGGAGGCAGGACGACCAGAGCCACCGGCTGGCCCTCGGTCTGTTCGAGATGTTCACCCCTGCGCTTCAGGAGGTCGGTTTCGAGCGGCGCTACGAGGCGATGCTGGAACTGAACGACCTGCACAGCCGGGTGCATGTGCTCCGGCAACAGCGGGTCGAGAACCTGAGCCAGCTTGAGCACCACTTCGAGGACTTCTGCAACCAGTTCCCGAAGGCTGAAGGCATGGTCGCCCGGAATTGGGATGACCCGTTCGTGCCGGGAAAGCGAAGCTGGGGCTACCAGAAGTTGCTGCGCGAGCCGACCATCGACCTGCGGATCATCGGGGTCGAGGAAGCCATCGACAAGGACGGCAACCCGAAGGGCATGGCTGGTGGTCTGATCGCCAGCTACAAGGGCGCGGAGATCGGGATTGGTCCAGGTCGTCTGGCGCACGATGAGCGCCGCGAACTATGGCACGGCTGGACCACCCGGTTGACCCGCACATGGCCGAACCGGATCGCTCAGATAAAGTACAAGGCGGATGACAGCTACGACGCGCTGCGTCAACCGACCTTCCAGTTCTGGCGCGACGACAAGGAGACACCCGATGCGTGAAGCCGACATCACCTACAAGACGAAGGCCGCACTGTCCTTCGCTGCACGGGGCGGGCTGCGGGCCAGCCTGTTCTGTGGCACCGTGGCCGAGGATGCAGAGATGCTGATGGCCGAAGTCCTCAAGGAAGTGCCAAAGAGAAAGCAGGCGGTCATCGAGCGTGCCATCACCGAGTGGCGCACTGACCACGCTTGGCTGGCTATGCTGCCTGACAAGATCGACGGGGAGAACCTGCAATGAAGGACTTCCTGTTTCGACTGAAGGTGAGCGCCGCGCTGATCTGGCTGAACGCCTGCGCCTATGCGGACCCCAAGGTTCGTCGGTTCGCATGGGGCTGGCTGCGCAACGGGATGCGAGACCTGTGGCGCAAGAACCTGAACGACTACTACTGCTGCTCGGGTTTCGACAGCTACGGTATTCTCGCCTGTGGGTGCTACGGCGCTACGTGGCGCGAATACTGGACCGACAACCTCGCATATCAGGGGGAGATAACATGAAGTACCTCATCCTTGACGAAGAAACCCAGACGCACACTCGGTTCAAACGGAAGGCGAACTCGTTCCTTCCCGAGAACTACATTGTCGCTCGCGGCTGGAAGGTCGCGGGTGACGAGCGGTGCAGCGCCGAGTTCTACGACGACGCAGACAGCGTGAAGCCGCTGGACATCCCCGACGATGTTGACGTGATCGTGGCGCACAACGCGAAGTTCGAGTTGCTCTACGAGATGCGCTTCAGCAGTGAGAACTTGCACGCCTTCTTCAAGCGGGGTGGGCGAGTGTGGTGTACGCAGTACGCCGAGTACCTGCTGAACGCCCAGCAGCAGAAGTTCCACATGAACAGCCTCGACCAGATCGCCCCGACCTACGGCGGCAGGGTCAAGATCGACGGTGTGAAGGCGCTATGGGATGCCGGTGTTCAGACCAGCGACATCGACTGTGATCTGCTGCTCGATTATCTGATAGGCACCGAGGAAGAAGGCCGGAACAGCGGTGACATCGGAAACACCGAGATCATCTACCTCGGACAGATCAAGGCCGCTGAAGAACTCGGGATGCTCACCGCGATCAAGCTGCGCATGGACAGCCTGTGCGCAACCTCGGAGATGGAGTTCCGGGGCCTGAAGATCGACGTGGAGCGAGCACGGAACGACTTGCGCAAGCGCCTCGTGGAACAGGCTGCGGCTGACGAGGAACTGAGCCAGTACATCAAAGACATGCCCGAGGGCTTGACGTTCAACTGGAACAGCCCGGTGCACAAGTCTGCGCTGATCTTCGGCGGGACGGTCAAGTACCAGAAGCAGGACACCTACGTCGATCCTAAGACGGGCGAATTGGCCCGCAAGCAGGAAGAACGGCACGAGTGGGTGCTGACCACGGGCCACACCACGACCGAGAACCCGGACGATCCCGGTAGGAACCCGGACAACTACGTCAAGTACCTGAGCGGCAAGAAGGCTGGCGAGTACAAGACGAAGAAGGTCAAGTTCCCCGGTGAACTGAAGGTAAAGTATCAGGACTTCTTCCACGAGTTCCCCGGATACGTCGTACCGTTGGACGACTGGAAGTCGAGCCTGACCGATGGCCTCGGAGGGCCGGTGTACAGCACCAGCGGAGAAGTGCTCGACACAATCACCGCAAACGCCGGGAACGTGCCATTCCTCGCTGCGCTGGGCGATGCCAACCGACTGAATAAGGAGATCGGGACGTACTACGTCAAGACCGATCCCAAGACCGGCGAGAAGAAGGGGATGCTCACCTGTGTGCAGCCGTGGGACCACATGGTGCACCACAAGCTGAACCACACCAGCACAGTCACGAGCAGGCTGTCCTCGTCGGACCCGAACCTACAGAACCTCACCCGAGCGGACTTCGACGCCGAGACCGGCAAGTACAAGTCGGAAGTTAAAGCGATGTTCGTCTCCCGCTTCGGGAAAGATGGCAAGCTGGGCGAGATCGACTACAGCCAGCTTGAGGTAGTCGTCATGGGTCTGCTGTCCTTGGACGCGAACCTGTGTCGAGACCTGAACAACAAGGTGGACTTCCACTGCAAGCGTGTTGCGCTGAAGAACAGCGTCAGCTACGAGTTTGCCCTCGACGCCTGTAAGAACGAGGACCACCCCGAGTACAACAAGTGGAAGAAGGAGCGCACCAAGTGCAAAATCTTCAGCTTCCAGCGGGCATACGGTGCCGGTGCAGCCCTGATCGCTGCCGAGACCGGGATGGACGTGGAGGAAGTGAAGGCCCTGATCGAATCAGAGGACAAGGAGTACCCCGGTGTTACCAAGTTCAACGCGACGGTCGAGCGGGAAGTTACTGAGACTTCTGAGCCGTTCCATGATGGCGAGCGCGGATACCGCACTTTCCGCCGAGGAACGTACCAAGCAGTCACAGGCACAACCTACTCGTTCCGGTCATACGATGCGCCTGATTATCTGCGACGGAAAGGGATCACCGACACCTTCAGCCCGACCGAGATGAAGAACTACCCTGTGCAGGGCACCGGAGGTGAACTTGTGCAGATGGTTCTCGGTCAGCTTTGGCGCTGGTTCGTCAAGAACGACTTCTTCGGAGGCAAGGCGTACCTCGTCAACACGGTTCACGACTGTGTGTGGGCAGACTGCCACCATACGGTTCTCGACAGGGTTGTCGCTGGCATGGTCAAGATCATGCAGGCGATCCCGCACTTCCTGAAGCACTTCTTCGGGATCAACTGCCCTGTAGGCTTCCCTGTGGATGCCGAAGTTGGCGACAACATGCTGGACCTGCATCACTGGCAGGCAGCAGCGTAAGGAGAGACACATGACTTCACTCATTGAACAGGCCCGCGCCGCAGCCGCCAAGCTGGCCGACCAGACCGAGGACAAGGGCGGCAACTTCGAGTACGAGCCGCCCGCTGCTGGCCCGTGCATCGCCCGGTTCATCGCGTATGTCGAGATCGGGAACCACCCGCAGAAGGCGTTTCAGGGCAAGGCCAAGCCGCCTGCTCCCGAGGCGATCATCCAGTTCGAGTTGCTTGGCAAGAAGCACGCGAAGGAGATCGAGACGCATGACGAGACCGGCCAGACGGTCAAGCGGATCGTGTACCCGATCATCACCGAGCGGGTCGCCATCAAGTCGGGACCGCGTGCGGGCTTCTACAAGCTGCTCAGCGCGATGGACTACGGACGCGGCAACACCCACATGGCCTTCATGCTGGGCGAGGCGTTCATCCTGACCATCGTTCACAACGAGGTCGAGAAGGACGGCAAGAAGCGCGTTTACGCCAACATCAAGGACGACAGCGGGAACTGGAAAGTCAGTGCCCCGGTGCGCGTGAACGAGGAAGGCGAGACCGAGCCGCTGAAGGCACCGGCTGCGACCGCGACCGAGCGCCTGCTGCTGTGGGATGCCCCGAGCATCGAACAGTGGAACAGCATGCACATCCCCGGCACGTACAAGCGCAAGGAGGGCGACAAGGAAGTTGAGGTCAGCAAGAACTGGCTTCAGAACACCGTGAAGTCGGCCCTGAATTGGGAGGGTTCCCCGGTCCAGAACCTCGTGATCGCCAGCATCGACGGCGATCTGCCTGAGGTCTCCACGGACCCGGGCGAGCAGGAGCCTGATCTGGACGATCTGGTGGGCGCTAGCGGCGATGAAGGGGTCTCCGGGTCCGAGGACACCGGCGAGACGGAGAAGCCCTCCAAGGCCGCTCCCAGCGCCTCTGACGACCCGCTGGCCGATCTCGGTCTCGACTGATGGGCGACCTGCTGAGCAGGTTCGGGGTGGACGCGGCTACGGTCGCGTCCCTTCCCGGCCAGATGGACCAGTACCCGAAGCCGGTTGCTGGCCGAGTTGCACACATCGACGCCGACTTCATGGCGTATCAGGTGAGTGCGGAGAGCAAAGCGGAGTTGGACCACGACGATCCAACGCCCCGCAAAACCTACGAGGACATGCTGCACAATACGAAGCAGGCTGTGGATCACATTCGTCGTCTGGCTGGTGCTGAGCGAGCCGTGCTGCACACCACGCACCAGTCGAACAAGGGTGGCCGAGATCGTACTGCGATCCTGAAGCCCTACCAAGCGAACCGCGCAGACCGGGACAACCGGCCTGAGCATCTGGACGCCATTCGGGAGTTCCTCGGATCGGGTGTCGGAGACACCACCGGAGTGTTCGAGGGACGCAACCACACTCAGCAGGAAGCTGACGATGGCATGACGCAAGCCCTGTACGCCGACTTCGAGAACGCCATCCTGTGCAGTGCCGACAAGGATTTGTACATGGTGCCCGGACTGAAGCTGGACATGCGGACCTACGCGATCACTCGGCAGGACGACCACTTCGGGTTCATCGAGATTGACGACAGCAAGTCGAGCAAGAAGGTCGTCGGGAGAGGCACCAAGTTCTTTTGGGCGCAGTGCCTCATGGGAGATGCTGCCGACAACATCAGCGGACTTCCCGAGTGTCCCGGCATCATGTGGCAGACGTACAGTGGCACCGCAGCGTACCGCGACACGTATGCTCAGTGGATCGCCACGCACGACAAGGCGGTGGCCGACAAGCTGGACAAGAAGCTGGCGCAACTTACGGCCAAGACCAAGAAGTGCGGACCCGTGCTCACCTACGCTCTGCTGAAGGACGCCCGGAATGATCGGGAGTGCTTCGAGACCGTGAAAGCCTGCTACGAGCGGCTGGCGAAGGACCACGGGTACGAGTTCACCCACTGGCGCACCGGCGAGGTCGTCACCCCGACACAAGCCCTGTTCTCCGAGATGAAGCTGCTGTGGATGCGGCGAACTTCTGACGAGAACGATGTGCTGCACTGGCTCAAGGAGGTCATCAAGAAATGACAACGGACACGCACTACGAGACGGACCACCTGAGTGCAGCAGAGATCAAGGAGGTCGCTTCGGCGGTGCACAAGCACTACATGGCCGTGATGAACGGCACCGCTGACGCGGACGACATGCTCTACGCTGATCCCGAGGAACTGAACGAGGAATATAT